TATCACCGCATAACCGCCCGAATTACTTCCGCCTGTATATTCCAAAGATATTTTTAATTGAACAGAAGAACCCGTAATATTCCCATCATCTTCAAATTTTTGTAGAACAGGGAAAGCAACAGTGACACGAATAGCAGTTACATTTTGATTTGTAATTGACCTGACGACAGGTGCGCTAGTTGTAACCACAACGCCAACACCTTTAACAGTTTCTTGGTCAGGTATGCCGGAAATATACGTTTGGGCGTTTGTTCCAAATCTGGGGTTAAAGGTTACATTTTGAAAGTTATAGTCACCTTCTTGCACATTCGCCGGATCTGCATTTTGTCTTAAAACTGAAGTGCCATTTAAGAAAACATCTTTTAATGCTGCGCGGGTGTAATTCGCTGTTCCTCTTGTATAACCGTGAGCAATAGCACTAGGGAACCCTTCAATCTCACCTTCTGATAAAACGTCAATAAAAGTTGCAAATTGCTTACTGCTTAACGTGTCGCTTGGTTGCGTTGCCTTACTAACGCCTCGATCTAATGGGGTTAAAAATGGATCGCTCATGCTTGGCCCTCAACTTGTACGGTGTCAACACCTGCTGAAACAACAATCGAACCGCAAAACACTTGACCAAACGCTAAAGGTAAAGCAGTACCAACCCTAGATACTTGTTGTATTCCACTAAAAGCAAAGTTCTGATTAGATGGATTATTAATGCTTGCAACATTGGGTGGAGCTGGGGGCGGAAATAATAATTGAGACGCACCACTTAAAGCAAAAGAAATACCGATACTTGTTGATATTGCTCCTAATGTTGTTGCACCTATAGCTGTACCTGCTAAGGCGGGTGCTAAATAAGGCGCTGCAATGAACGCCGCAGCTATAACAAACTTACCAAGCGTAGAATCAAGAAAATCGCTTGAACCTGTTGCTACTGGAATAATTTTGATGTCTTGGCAACCACTCGGATCGTTTAACTCATCTTCTCCAATATCATATTCACCAACTTTTACTTTATAAACTTGTCCGCTGATATGTTTTTCTAACTCAGGCCAATTAGCAAGCAAAAACCGCATTGCCTCACCTGCACTATTAACATCAGCTAAAAAAGTACGAAACCCTAAAAACCTTGCAAGTCGTCCATAAATTTTAATTCGTTTCAACATGTCGATACCTCTTCTTAGTTAATTTTATTAGATCTTCATCGTATAACTCTCTACAAGATAGCTTTCTTATACAGTGATGGAGTATTTCTTGATTTCCAATATATAAAGCAACGTGATCAAGATTTTCATTTGCCAATAAGACGTCGCCATATTGCAATTCTTCTTCTTCTTTTAATTCTCTAAATCCTGTTTCAAGTAATCCCTTTTCAAACATAGGCTTATCAATAAAATCTTTAATAGTCTTAGGTCGTTTCCACTTCTTTAATTCAATTCCCTTTTCTATCCGAAACCAATCATCAATTAACGTCCAACAATCTTGAACACCCCAAATCCAACGACGACCAATTAATTTATTTGGTTTATATCCCGTTGGTTTAAAACTATTGATTGCCTTTGTGTTCGGGTCGATAATATGCCACGGCAACCCCAAATGTTCACAACTAACTAAATCGTTTTCACTTGCTTTTACTCCGCCTATCGGGTGTGAATGAATCAGACTTATAATTTCTCCGGTGTCTTCACAATCAGCCCAATCATCAGGATTTAAAACAAAATAATCACCCGGCTTTTCTGCCAAATTTTCACAAGGCCAATAAGTTTCTTTACCTTTAATAATCGCCACCAATCCGCAAGATTCTTTTGGTAATTCTTGTTGTGCGTGCTTAAACGCTGCTTCTTTCCAACTCATTTCAACGTACCAAGAGCAGGGAACAAAACCCTTGTGCAAACTCTTTTCGGTATCTTGCAATTAGCCAAATCAAGAGCAGAAGCTAATTCAAACGTGACCATATCTCTATTTTCTGAAATCTTCCTCGTTATCGTAAATATTTCTCTTGGAAATTCTGCGTTAGGGTCGGGCGTTCCAAAAGGATTAACACCACCTAAAAAGTTATTTGCATCAAGGTATTTCGCAAGTGTTCTAATTCTGTAAAATTTAGCGCCACATAAGTCGTTGTTAGCCGTTGTACCGTTTACCGTTTGCATTAAGCTTGTTATCGTTCCGAAGATATTTGACACCTGCAGGGTTGGTCTTGGCATTTGCTTTGATTCATAGCTAAAGCCATCGGCCTGTATTGGAAATCTTGTATAACCGTTAGACCTCCAATAAATTTCACCGTTAGCGTTAAGACTACTTCCAGAATGGAAACGCCAAATATTGTCCTGTCCGTGTATTGCTTGTATTAAATGAATTTCAAATAATTCAATAACTGCGCTAGGCGCTGCGGTTTGTAAAGAACTAATTATTGCCGCAGATGTATAAACCTTTAAAACAACAGAATCATTTGTCGTTGGTGTTGTTGTAAAAATTCCACCGATTGAAATTGTCGAGTTAGATATTCCCGTTACGGTTGCAGTTTCCGCCGTTCCGTCTGGATGGATAATAATAACTTCGGTAGTCCCTACAACATCAACATCATTCACATTTGTATTACTTGTAGTAACCGTTGTTGTTGTACCCGCCGTTACTGTGCCTTCATATTCTGTTGGTTCTTGTATTGCAGGCGTTCCCGTGTCAGTCCCTACATAAGTATCAGGGGTGAAATATCCGGTAAGAATATAAGAAGACATTATTTAAGTCTTAATACACCAAGGCATTTGAATATTTTTAGGTCTTGTTTCGTTCCCTCCGTCTGAAACCGAAGTCGCTCCGTTTTCCGTAGGATATTCAACCGCCGAGCCGTGGCTATCGCTCTCTAAATTTGGATGAGTCCCTATTAATGGCGACGTGTAGGCGTGTGTATGTGCCTTGTTTATATCACTTTGCTTGGTACCAACATTATCGCCAACATTTCCATCACCCCTATTCGTTCTACTTGATGCGTCAGGGTCAGTACCCGCGCCATGATCCCAACCCCTTATAAATTGCCCTCTTAAATCTGGAATATTAAACGTGCTTGATCCGTCACCTGTACCGTAATGCGTACCAATAGCACCGTATAAATCTGCGTAAGTTGTACGGCTAATTGCTGCGCCATTACATTCCAACCAACCACTAGGAATCGTTTCATGCGCATACGCCATCACAAAACCCGCAGGCACTAAATACCCTAAGTTTGCGTCCATTTCTGTGTGCGTTAGGGCTGAACCTTTCCCGGCTCTAGTAACGATGCTCATGGTTCCGCTACCTCTTTAAATGTTGCGCTTAATGTATTTAGGTTATACGCATCCATAGTAATATTCCATTCTTCACAAATGAACTTGCTTTGATTCGCTCCCGTAGTAGGTGGTGTCCAATCAAAAGAAGTCACACCCTTTTTATCTTCTAAGAAAGAATTAATTGCTGCAACATCTGAATCTGTACGATTAGCAAATTTAAGACTCCAACTTTTTAAATCGGTATGTAATCCAAACGAAACGGCTTGTCTGTAACCGTCGCCTAATTGTGAAACCCTCGTACGGGGTCTACTTGTTTGTGCGGCTGAAAAATCAGGGGTATAGGAAAAGGTTGCCATTATGCGGTAAGTAATCCTCCGGGGCGTCTTTGCTTGATTAACTCAGACTGAACAGCAATTGAAATTAATCGGCCTAGTTGATTTGCTTGTTGATCATTACCTTGAACATCAGTACCGGAGGCATCAACATTAACAACAACAGAAGTATTCCCGCCTAATTGATGATTCGGGGTTATGTTGCCGCTTGTTTTTGGTGTAAATATTTCCGGGCCTCTTTCTCCTACTAAATAAGAACTCCCACCACGAACAGGGCCGCCCATCGCCTTAGCGTCTGCTATATGTCCACCTAAATTAGAGCCAACTTGTGAACCTATAGATGGGCCTTTAAATAAACCACCGATAAAGCTACTTAACGGGCCTGTTATTGATTGCTGTATTTGAATACGAATCATGTCTTTAATCATGCTATTAGCTAATGATTTAAAAGATAATTTCCCAGTCATTACAAAATCAGTTAAGGCGTCTTCCATCCCTTTAATTCCTTTAATCACCACATCAGCCATTGATTCACCAACGGATTTAATGCCATCTTTAAAAGTCTTTAATTTAGATTGCATTTGTGTTCCAAAAGTTTTATTTAATTGTGTCTCTAGTAAATTTGCTTCTTTTGTACCTTTGTTAAAACCGTAAGCATCACCGGCTTCTGATTGTCCTGTAGTAATAGCTTTGAAAGCTTCTTGATTCCTTTTCCATCGTTCGGCTACGCCCCCTCTGTATTTTTCTGCTGATTCGTTCATACCTTTTGTATCCATGCCAAACATCTTTTGAACTCTTTTACCCATTGCCCCAACTAAATGTATTAATTCTTCTACTGCCACCACTGTTGACATCACTACAAAAGCAATAGACCTAAAACCAAAACCAACGACCTTAAAAAATCCTTCCCAATCATTACCACTTTCAAAAAGCTTTCTAAAAACTTCTAATACAGAATTTAATGCTGGTAATAAGGCGTCGGCTAACTGCTTTCTAAAACCATCAAAGCCAAAACTTAACATTGTTAATTGATCATTGAAATATTCCGCGTTGGCTGCAAAACCTTCACTTGTCTCATAATTCCACTTTTCTAATTCTTCTCGACCTCCGTTTAACATTGGTATTAATTGCGCTCCTGATCGACCAAATATTTCCATCGCCAAAGCCGCCTTTGTGGCTCCGTTTTGCATCCCTTTAAATTCGTCGGAAATATCAGCTAATAAAACCTCAGAACTTTTTAAATTTCCGTCGGTATCTCTAACGCTAACGCCTAAAGCTTCAAAACTTTCTGAATAGGTTTTAATCCCTTGATCTGCTTCCCTTTGTGATTGAGCAAGACGCCTTAAACCTTTTTCTATTGTTGACTGTTCAACCCCTGCTAGTTTTCCCGCATTTACATACGCTTGTAATTGATCCGCTGCAATTCCTGTTTGTCTGCTTAGTTTTCCGAATGCGTCAGCCTGATTTATTGCACCTGTAACAACTCTTGTGAATGCCCCCGCCGTTAAGATAACGGCCATTGCTTTGAACGCTGTATTAACGCTTAACGCCGCCATTCGTACATTTTTCAATCTTCCCTGTAGCCCTTGCATGGAATTACCCATGCGCTTAATCCCGGCGGTTCCCGCTGTTTTAGCTGCAATTAATAAATTAAATTTCGCCGCCATTATTTTTTACCCTCTTTATTCAAAAGGCTCATAACCGTTACTTCTAAAACTTGAAGATCTTCAAACACTTCAACAAGATTCGGTATTTCATATAGTCTACCAATACTTAATACGTCTGAGTAGCTTAATCCTGTTATTGATCCAAGTCCTCCTACTCTCCATTGCGTTTGAACCTTTAAAAATAAATCTATCGCTGCCCAATTTTCCTCAAACACTAAAAAATCTTCTTCCGGTTCAAGTTCAGGAATGACAATCCCCAAAACTTCCGCGTCTTTCTGCGTCTCATCAATTACGCCACCGCGACAGTAGTACTCAGCGGCGTCTAGGAGTTTTTTCGTTTTGCTCCGGCTATTGAATCAAAGAAAGACGTTGCTATTGCAGTTGCAACCATTGGTACATCTAATAGTTGTTTTAATTTCGATTGTGAAAACTTAAGTTCGTTTCCTTGATCGTCTTCGATACCATCCCAACCAACTAAAACTTCTTTAACGAGATCTACATCGGTTAAATCTCCTGTTTCGATTAACTGCCCCATTTCACGAATACGCGATTGGGTGATGCGTTTAAATTCACCGTCGAACTTTTGCTTGTCGTGTCTCCCATCATCAACAGGAACCTCAACAGTTACTGGCCATTTATATGTTCCCGATTGGTCAAGCTTAAAGCCCATTTGTTTTACTACGTTTAAGTATTAATGTAAGCCTAGCTTATCTTTTTAGCAATTAAGTATATGCAATTGATAGTTCGTTATTACCTGCGCTTGTAGGTGTTGCCACAAATGGAAGGCTCAACATTTGCACGCCGTCTGAATCTTCATAAGTTGGCTGTCCTAAGTCAGTTTGTGGACAACTAACAGTCACCTTATTTCCTGCGGCTGTTCCATGTAAAAAAGTATTGGTTCCTGTTGAACTTCCTGTTGCATCTGTAAAGAAGTTATGAGCCGATAAAGCAACCGCTTCTACTGTTGCACTACCGCTAGGCTTCCTATCTGTAATCATTACCTCCTGAGTACCGCCGACCAATTGACGAACAACGGTGTCATTATTCATATCAAACGACCATGATTGCAACGCGCCACCATATCCAAAGATTGAAAAGGCGCTCGTGTTACCTGT